CATCTCGTTAGTACGCATAAAGGTTCTGTCGCCATTCCTGCTACGCTTGCCGAGTTGCATATTTATTTCCTTTTAGACGTGAGCCTGTCGCACGGCAATACCGCCCGAGAGGTAACGGTTTGCCCAGGCTCACTGCTGAAAGACTCTCTGAGTTGCGCGTGCGATGCGCATAAAAAAGCCACCAGCGGGTGCCAGTGGCTCGGTGTGAGGCAATGAAAACCGCCTGTAGGCGGTCAGATTAAGGATTTTAATATTTCATATTGCTGCTTAGTCAGTCGCGGCAGCCCGGACTCATACTCTTTTATCCAACGATCGGCTACTACCGACATCGCTGTTGAGTAATCACCATTTCTTGCCTTTGTGATTGAGTCAACCACATCCCTGAATGCCCGTTCGCTTACTGTATCCATTTGAGCAAACCCTCTTGATTGGAGCAAAAACAGTCTCATCACGACACGCAAAATACAAAAGCTATTACTGATGCCCAATGACGCCTGTTATGAGGCCAATAAAAAACCGCCCAGCGAGGGCGGCGAAGTTTAACAACACCAGGGAATCGATTTGTGCTTTGTGAAACATTTAATAAGCATAAGTGTCTTTTCGTAGTAATCAAGGAAAGACATAAAGAAAGCTTATATCAAACGATCAGTAGAATTTGCTGTAATGCCTTAGCAGTCGGCGTCACTTCGGCCAGTTAACGAAAAACATGAAGCCAATGAAGGCGAAGCCGAGCCCTGCGATTGCGCCAATAACGATAAGCGCCCAGACCAGTATTGTTCCGATGGTTGCAATCATTTCGATTTCCTTTCGGATGGTTTATGGCACTGCTGCCTGAGGTAGCCCTGCAGGCCAGCAATCATTTTGCTGCTGGTTTCGATTCTCTCTCTGAGACGGAAATAATCCCGCTCAGCGGCGTCAGTAAGTTCGGCGCCGGTAGCATCATCCACGCCGGCGGTGCCGGAGGTTCCGGACACTGGCTTGCAGGTGGCGGCGATTTGCAGCCGCTTACGGCCAGTAGCAACATCGCGTTCAAGCTGGTCAATAGACGCTTTGGCATCAGCAAGTTCCTTTGTGTATTTCGCATCGAGCGCGGCCACGTCGCGCTGGCGCGTCTGCATGTCAGTAATAGTGGCGTTCGCCAGCCCCAGGCTTTGCTCTGCTGCATCGGCGCGCTGCTCTTCATCCAGA